ACAATATAAGTTTGTAGATTTATTTGCTGGATGTGGCGGTCTGAGTTTGGGGTTGCAACAGGCAGGATTTACTCCATGGTTCGTAAATGAAATCGTGGAGCAGTTTTGTAATACCTACAAATTCAACCATGACTTGAGTGATGAGCACTATTTTGTGGGAGATATAGCAGAACTCAACTTGCATCTCGACGAATATAAAGAAATATTATCAGATATAACTTTGGTATGTGGTGGACCGCCTTGTCAAGGGTTCTCTATGGCTAATCGCCAACGCATATTGGACGACCCTCGTAATGCGTTATACAAGCAATACTTGATATTCTTGAAAAATATTCGTCCAAAGTTCTTCATTATGGAAAATGTAAAAGGAATGATGAACAAAATAGAAGAGATTAAACAGAATTTTGAGGAATATCTTGGCGACGAGTACCAATATGATTATGCTCTTTTGAAAGCACAAGATTATGGCGTACCACAAAATAGAGAACGCTTCATAATGATAGGCAACAGGGTTGGTGTAGAACCAAAGTCAATTTTTGAAGAAATATTCAAGCATAAACGCAAGCCTTTTATATTGAAGGATGTTCTTGAAGGACTTCCCCACTTAATTGCCAAGAAAGAAAAGGGTTCAAAGGGTGTGGAATGTGCAGATATAATCCGCAAAACGAAATGTTTTCGCATTTGGGAACGAAACGCTATAATTTCAAAAACGAAACGCAACTTTTCAAGGTTATACCCCACACCTCAAAATTTCAAAAAATCGACCGGCTTCGCCGGAACGAAATACATTTGAAGGCAGTTAGAACACCATCCTAACTGCCTTCTTTCTTGTCGCTTCGCTCCACGCTTTGACGCTTTGCGTTTACGCTACCTCGCTTATCGACTTAAACGCACTGACGCTTTGCGCCCAGACGATTTGACCGCGGAAGGCCAGGCGCGAGCCGACATGCGCATCCGCATACGCCGCATCGCGATTCGCACACGCATTCACGACACCGCCAATCGCAAGCGCATTGTTGTACCCACGATAAACCACACGGCATGCTGCTGTGCTTATCCAGTAGTAATCACTATAATATGTGCTTGATGAACCGCCCACATTACCAACTGGTACAACGTCCATGTATTTGCCATGATAAACGGATGTAACCCATGTGCTGTTAGTCGTACCTTTGACCATGCGTGTGCTTCCGTCTGGCATCCAAATGCGCCACTTGCCATCATTGCCACTGTCATTTGGCAAATCCACATTGTCCATCATATCGTACTTGTTGCCGAATATGTCTTCATAACCCAAACAACAAGTATTATTTACTTGCTTGACATCTACGGCTCCATATTCACCATTAACCTTGTACCAAGCGTATTGGTTCACCAAGTTGTCAATGAGCGAATTTGTGACATTTGCGTTGATTGCCTTTGCAGCCTTGTAGCCAATGGTGTCAGTCATACCGTATGCCATTGTTCCGCCTGTAGTTCTCATGTTGGTGTGCTGACCTGCTCCACATTGATCTTGGGCATCCCTACGACCATACTTGGCAAAGAACAAGTTGGCAATGGCACTGTGCATACTTGCGTCAATCTGCTGCATACCACGTTGAACACTGTAATAATGGAAGTCGCTCCATGCCATGTTTGCTGTGGTGCTGCCACCAGTAACCACAGCCCTAAGTTTATCACCCACAACGGAACTTCCAACAGTTGCACACAAACAATCATCCTCATTGACCCAATCGGGTTCCATATCCTCAATCTTGTCGCTGTTGCTCAATACCACCTTGTCAAACTCAGCGGTCTGCAATACAGTAAAGTTGAGGTATGTCGCATCAGAAGGAATGTCGGAAATCAAGTACATACCTGCCTCAAACTTATTGCTAAGTGTTGGCACAACGATGGTTTTGACTACCTTTCCCGAATCATCCGTGAAAATGCTTCCAACAAGATTGCTGCCTGGCACAGAAGGAAAACGAACACGCTTATAGCCTGATACAGACACACGACAAACGGCGTAGCTGCTATCTGCTGTATATGAGTTTTGCAAGGTGTTCTTGCCACTCATTACCTTATATCCTTTGCGATAATTACCACCATTTTGTATTTCACTCAGCAAAATGACTGTTGCTTTCGGAACAGATGGCATGGCAACATTACTACTGTAACAGCTATAATGCTTACCATTCAGGTAGTCATTGATTCCCTTGATCCATCTGTGAGGCTCGAACATCATAATGTCGCCCTCTGAGCCATCCAACTTTGCTGCGGTGCAATTAGCCACCTCTGCTGCATCTGCATAATAATTGGAGTTCTCATCATGCAATGGATATATGGTGACAATGCCATCAAGATTGTTTGCAATGGTATCAACACCAGCTATCTTGATGTTTCTTGTTGTAGGCTTCTTTGTAACCTTGGCAAGAACACGATGACGCTTCCTCAAAAGTGCCGTGATGTGACCACTTGGCACATAGTCATTGCCATACTTATAGCCTGTCTTATTGTCAAGGTTGGACACATTGGCATCATCCGCAACAGTGTCATCAAACTCAATCATCGTATATTCAGGCTGGATGATGTTCAGTTCAGGGAAATGTTCCTGCCACTTCTTGTATTCGTCATCTGCTATGTATGAAGTAAGGCGATAAGTGCCAACCAGACGGCATGAATCTACATTGCCACCATTTTCATCAACACCACCCATCGAAAGCATATTCTTTAGCATGGTTCCGTCACCTTCCATGTCTATGCCTGTAATTCGCAGATATTTCACTTTGCTGCATCTGCTGTAAAGTGTCTGCCAATTTATCAATGGGCAATTATCCACAACCAGACGTGTGACATTTGAGGTTCCTTCAAGTGTGAGACCACTGTTTGTGAGCTTGCTCAGATAGCGAAGTTCCAAGGTTTGCAGCGTTGAAGGCAATACAACCGTCTTCAATGGTGAGCCTTGTGCGAAGTTCACGCCTGTCAAAGCACTCTTCCCTGCACGGAATGTTTCCAGCTTGGTGTTTGCGCTCAAATCTATGCCAGTGAAGCTGGTGGACTTCAAACCAGTCATATTGAGCGTGCGAAGGTTCTTGCATCCATTCACAAGCAATGCGTTGAGCGTTGTCTGTGTCGCTGCACAACTTACATCAAGCGTGCGAAGTGCCGAACAGTTGTTAAGGTTCAACGTCTGCAAGATGGCATGGCTCATGTCCGTAAGGTCAAGCCCCATGATGCGACTTGCACCATACACGTATTGTGGATCATTCACAATCAAGTCGGTGTCAAGTGTAAGTTGCACCGTGCTGCCAGCGTCTTCTGCCAGGACTGCACTCTGATGCGGTGTGCCACTTGTATAGCCATAACCGAAATAATAACGCTCACTTGACGTTATCTTTATCTTTCGGTTGTCGCTGCCAAACTTATAGCCAAAGTAAGCTGCAAAGCTGTCCTTTCGATATGTGCCACACACATATTGGCTATCCAGCAGCGCAAAGCGGTTTTGGATGGTGAATGTGCGGTGTGCGTAACGGCTTCCCTGCAAGGCATAGAGGTAATTGTAATAGCTCGTTCCATCCGCTGATGTTACGCCTTCCGTCAAAGGAGTGATATACTTGTATATGCCATCCTTGTTGTAGATGCGTTCACACCAGTTGCCCATCTGTTCCACATTGAACATATTAAGCACATATTCGAGGCTCATGTTTGAGCGAATCTTGTCAGCCACCTCTCTCAACTTGTCTGGGCATCCTCTGACAAGTTCCCAAAGAACACTGTCATGTCCAGCGAAGGCATAGGAGCCAATGCTTTCATCCAAGGTCTCCCATGTAATGGTATAGTCATACTTCAAGACGGAATCATTGCGTTCACCAAAGATGGTGTCCATGTCGTATGGGATGAACTGCCAGTGAAGACCGTCCCATGTGACAAGCATCATATTCTTAGCACGGTTATCCACAGCCATGAAATAGTCCGTTATCACATACCATGCAAAAGGGCTGTCATTGTCAAAGTAATCATTGTACTCTGCATAGAACTTGCTTGGATTTCCCTTGCATGAGATAATCCACGACCAAAGACGCTTGACCGCTGCCTTGTCTTCCTCATTGGCGGTTTCCCAAGTGTCATCAGCCTTGAAACGGAACTCCAGAGCATCGGCAAATGAAGCCATATCAGCCGTGCCAAACAAGCAAAGTGCCTCAGAGTTGTTCAAAAACTCCAAGCAGATACATTTGTTTCGCTGTCCGTTCAAAGCTGCTGCATCATTGAAGCCCTCAATGCCCTCAAAGCCATAGATGGCTGCACTGCCACTTTTCTCATTGTTGAAATTGTACTTGCCGAGGTAGATGTTTTCACCAGTGTTGTCATTGTCATAGAACAAATCAATAGGGAAACCATCCACGCCAATGCGGACATCATAGTTGCCTGTATATGCCTTTTGTGGTGGTGTGAGCCATCCGCAACGCTTCCAGATGTCATTGACTATCTTCACGGCTCCAGTGTTATGAGTGGAAGAGGAATCAGAGAAATCCGCTTTCAAGCAGAAAATATCTATCGGACGTGCGCCTGGCTTGAATGAATAGGTGCAATCTGGAACTTCCACACCATTCACATACAGCTTGGTTCCATACTTGCTTGAACGGCTGAAATACAAGCGGTAGTTCTTTCTTGGATATGTGGTTGATGATGTTCCCTGTATGCGCAATCCACACTGGTAGATGATGAAATCATATTCCTTGCCATTGGCAGAATAGAAATAGATGTCAACAGGCACTTCAAACTTCTTGTTGTTGGTCTGATTCACAAGATTCACATCGCCCACGATGCGCATCACGCTCTTACCCCTGGCTCTGAGCTTATCCATATCAACGTCCGTACCCTCATCGTTCATCACCTGATTGTTCTCGAACAACACAACCATTTCGTCAGTGGTAGAACGATCCACCATGTAGTTGGCAAGTTCCTCATCATCGCCAAGCGCACGGTTATAGACACGGATGTTTCTCAGTTCCACATCTGCACTATCGCTTCCAACCTTGATGTTGACAGGTGTCGATTGCAAAAGGCTGTCGGTGTTGGCATACTGCTTCGCACCGCAAAGAATACCGTTCACATAGAGTTCCAGCAGACGGTTGCCAGACTTCTCTTGCACGACAAAGGCAATTTTCAAGTTCAAGCCACTTGCAAAAAGTGTATTGACCTCTGTACCTGCCCCTGTTCTCATTATGGCCTCTTGTGTGGTCAGCTTGAAGCCGACATTGCCATTCATGCAATCAATGACAACGCCGTTTCTGTCAGTCACGTTGGAACACATCAGTTCCATTTCATAAGTGGCTCCAGTGGTAGTGGCATCACTCTTGAATGGTGTGTAACCAATTTCAATGTTTGCCCCATTGGTCAATTTCAAAGCGTCACCAGTCCATCCGTTACTCTTCCAGTCGAAGCCATTGAATGTGGTTCTAATGACGTTATAAGTCCATTCGGACGGCGTGCTTTCGCTGTTGCTTCTGCCAGATGCTGTAAGTTTCAACTGCAAGCCTGATGTCGTCTCATTCAGGTCAATGCCACTTTCATTCACGTCTATATAGAAATTGTATTCAGTGACACCACACTTGAATTTCATCTGATTGGTTCCCTTTTCGAGGAAACGGTTTGTATATACTTGCGTGGTTCTTGGAACGCTTACGTTCTGAGTTTTGATGTCATTGCGATATACTGCCAAATCCGCTGGTGTTGTGGTTGGGTCGTATGCGACAAACTCAAACTTCACTTGCTCATATTGCCCAACTTCCAATGTCGGTGTCAAGTGGTTGGTTGTAAAGATGCGACCATCCGAGTGTGTCATCATGGTTCCGATAAATGGTGAAGTGCTGCCAGTTTTCAGAATATCCATGTAGATGCTATCACTCTTCAATGTCAAGTCAGCACTTGCCTCCATTTCCGCAACCATCTGGATGGTGTGCCTTCCAACACTGAATGCAGTCATTGACAATGAGAAACTGCTGTTGGTCGTTCCGCTTCGTGTTATGGTATGGGCATTCTGCTGCTTGCCATCCACATATAGCGTCACCACCTTGGTTCCCGAGCCACTTATTGCGTATGGAATACTGATGGTCTCGTTTGTCCCATAGCCACCCTTTGCAATGGCTTCTGCAAGGTTGAAACTGCTTGTCAGGGATAACGTCACGACCTTTACGCTCACATAGCTCTGTTTCATCTGCTTCTTGCCAGTTGTCGGATCAGTAGTGGATGCTTTTACATATATGTCGGTTGTACCAACCTGCAAGTATTTGGAGAGGTCAAGCGTATAACTTCCCTTGCTCACATCCTCGATGGTGTCATGGTACATGGTGATTGAACCACGTTTCATTTCAATCTCAATGGTTGCTTTCTGGCCTGTTGACGTACCTTTCTCATCACCGCTGCTATATTGGTGGTCGTAAGAGTATGTGAGTTGCGCACTACCACCTTCCTTGATGACACTGTTGTTGACGGATGCGCCCAATACAATCTTTGTGGTGGAAGTTTCACCACCACCGCCACCTTTTCCTGCTGGTATGTCCAAGCCCACGACTTCCGCACCGCTTTTGTTGGTAAGCGTAACGTGTACCGTGCTTTCATCCTCACTGAGTTCCGCATTGCCACCAAAGATGGTGTTTGCCTCCACTTCATTGAGCTTTTCCGTTACCGCTGAGTTCTGCACAGGGTTTGTGCTGTTTGCGTCAAGGCTTTCATCAATCTCAGTTTCCTTGATGGTCACATTCACGTTGCCAGTGGAATCAGGTGTTTGCTTCGTGCCATTTACCGTTATACTCTTGACAGTCCCTGCACCGCCGAAATCTTCCCAACTTGAAATTGATTCCCAGCTTGAAAGATTCGTGCCAATGAATTGCTTGGTCTCCCACTTGCCTTGTGATACCTCAAAAGTTATGCAACGTCCCTTGGCACGCTGCTTTTCCTCCACTGCTTTGATGGCAGTGGCAAGCGTATAGTAACCGTTTTCAAGAGGAACTTGCTCAGTCACATTGTATGTGTTACCGCCACCGCTGCCACTGATTTCAACAAGGTCATTTTCTTCATCGCTCCAAACATAGAGAACATCACCACAAAGATAAACCTTGTTTTTCTGTATGCTTGAAACATCCTCACCACGGTACAATTCCGCATTGGGAACACCTTCAACAGCCCAGTTGCCGTAATACTTGCCACCCACATAATAGGCAAATTGCTTTTGGCTCTGAACATAGACGATTACACCGCCCTTGGCAATGGATGATTGAAGTTGTATTGTGGCAGATTCCACCATATAGGAAAAACGTGCCGTTGCACCATTGAAAGCAGCCTTGGCTACATTCTCGTATTTAGCCACAACCTCAGATGCAGCAGCCACAGCACTATTAGCTTCTTCCGCTGCATCAGAAGCTGCTGACGCGGCTGCATTGGCAGCACTTGCAGCAGAATTTGCGCCCTGTGTGACAGAATACACGGCTTGCGCTGCTTCCGTTGCTCGATTTGCTGCACTTACTGCATTTGCCACAGCATCCTCCGCTGGTTTGGTCAGCAGCTTTATTGGCGCACTCACTACTTCCTCACCTCGTAAGGCTGGAAGGCTCATAATACCGTCCAAGGTATCTACTTGCTCCAGTTCATCTACACCTTGCGATTCAGCTTTCATCGCATTGAGTAGTTCTTGCTTCTCTTCGTTTGTCAATGCCATAGTTATTCGTTTTTATCAATTTGACAATTAAGTTGCTCGTTCAGACCATCAATAAAGCCTGGAACACAGAACTGTTCCGCTATGCCTTTTATCAGTTTTATCTCTTCTGGCTCATATTCCACGCTGCCATTGCTCTTGAATATCTTCATGGCAAGGACTTGGGCGCGAATGCCATTTATACCTGTGTATATCATATCCGCAAAACGTTCCCTTACATCGGTTGTTTGTGCCGTCTTGTGGCTGATACTGGTGTAAACTTTGAATTTTTCGAAATTGATTTTCATATTTTTGTCTTTATTGTGCATTTCCTCCAGTTACTATCCACATACCTTTTTGAAAGACTGCGTTGTTATTGACAATCTGCCATCTTGGTACGTACATGAGCGTTATTGTATCATAGCCGTACAACTTATCTCCATTGGTGAAGCTGTCAAGCGTATAGTTCTTTGTCTTCCAATGTATGAAAGTCTCGTACTTTTTACCCGACTTGTCGTAGCAGTAGCCTGGTTTGATAGCAAACGAATAGTAACCTGCACTCATAGCTGCCACCGCTAATGTTACTTGATGGCCTTCATCGTACCATTCCATATCAGGAAGGATAAAGGTCATATCGTAAAGGGTTTCATTGTAAATAGCCACCACTCCTTCGTTTCTGTCTAATTTGTAATCGGTAGTTGATACAATGTTCGTTTTCAAAGCAAATCCTTCTATACAGCCTCCCATAATTGAAAGGGCAATGTTTCGGTCTGCGTTTTTTGCAGAAAGCACCATTGCATAATTTTGCCCAAGGTTATCATATTCAAACCAACGGTTTTTGTTCTCGTTTTGAAAACGTGCCACAGCTCTTAAACCGCTTGAAGCTGGCAGAAGGTTTCCTCCAATTCCTGCGAAAGCTCCTTGGCTGTCATTGCGCAATATGATATAGGCATCACCATCAAAATTCTTTTCATTGGTCAAACCGTTTCCTTCAATGGTAAAGCCACCAATACATCCAGAAGTGGCATTCACAAGTCCCTCGAAAGTTCCGCTTTTTGCCACGATGCTTCCATCTTCGAGAATCTTGAAATTTTCATTGGCTGTCACAATTCCTTCAAGCTTGATGTTGTCGGCACTAATATGCACGCCACTTTCCAGATTTCCGTTCTCATCCTTGGTGACAAATGCGGAAATGTCGGCTTTCTTCACGATGTCCGTATTCTCTTCCACCGCTGTAGCAAACAATCCTGCAAAAGATTCTATGCTGACATAATTACCAAATGCCTCATTCAGACTTTTGATGTCCGAGGCATATTCACTTCCAAGCCATCCTTGAAAATCGCTTGTTGTCACCAGTCCTGCTTGATTTCTCAAACTGCCATCCTCATTGAACCGTTGGCTTATAAGTTCGTTATACTTGGAGCTGGTTATGATGTCACTTTCTTCCAATACATTGCCGTCTTGGTCGAAGTTCTGTGCTGCAATCCTCACAAGTTTCTCACTTTGCTCGAAAAGTGTCTTATACTTGTAAGCCAAGGATTCCACACGGTCAGTTGAGAGAATGAGCATATACAGATAGATGTCACCTGTGAAACTCAGCTTGAAGTCGCCTGTACCATTCCAAAGGCCATTGCAAGAATATTGCTTATAGCCATCAGTTTCAGCAATTTTCTCTTCAACGTGCATAGAGTTGAAATTTTCAAAGCCAGTTTTATCAACATTCTCAAACTCCACGGTCAGTGTGCCAGCCTTGGCACATCGGTAGAAGAACGTGAGGAAAACAGGAATGGCCTCTTTGGTTCCGTCTTCTTTTGTTGTCATTGGTGGAATGCTCTGCAAGTTGGTGTTCTTTTGGCTGATGTACTTGTTTCTGATGCGTACAACAGTTCTGCCCATGTCCTTGCAGACACTTGCGCTGTTGCCACGTTTCGACAAAGCCTTTCCGTTAGTCCATATCCAACGATTGCCAGCGAGGAAGAAAACAGTTTCGTTCTCTGTTGCCCATTTGTCCATGCCATCAGAAAAGGCTGGATTGTTCAAATAGCCTCGATCACTTGCAAAGTCCTGTCTCAGTCCTTCAACAGCGGATTCAATCTTTCCTTCCGTTATCTCAAACTTTGTCTTGATGTCTTCACCAGTCACCAAGAGGAACGTGCCTCGTAAGTAGGCATTATCGGAATACAGACCATTTCCATGTGGTTGGTTGTTGGAAGGAAACCAATCATCCTTGATTCCGTCAAGATTGCCAAGTCTTGCACGCAAGGCATTGGTGAAACTCTTGCCGTTCACACCATCCATGACATCAATCCGTGGCTGTCCGTCTTCTGTCGCTGATATGAGAATGAGGTTTTGGCGTTTGCCGTTTGTAGTGTTGCCCATCAATACGCATTCATCGCCTTCTTCTGGTTCCGTCTTGTCAAACTCTTCCTTGGCTACAAGAATGCCATCACCGCTAACACCTGCGACCTCGACCCAATAGCTTTTCAGATTTGCACCTGTGAAGGTTTGGCATCGCATCAAGTCATGCGCAACAAAGGTATTCTCCTGCTCGAAGCGAATGAGATAATAACCATCTTGCTCTTCAACGCTCTTTATCTTGCCATTGGCCGCACTTACGCAAATCTGACCGCCGACACTCCTAACCTTATTTATCAAGAGTTCAAAGATCGTCATTATCTGGCGCACGGTCAGTTTGTCAACAGTAAGATTGGAAAGACCACTCTCATCAATCCAAAGCTGCCATCCCTCACCATTGAAGCCATCAACAAACTTGGCACTTCTCAAAAGTTGGCGCACTACCATTGTCAACAGCTCACCATTGCCTTTGCCATCCAAGTGACCACCTGCAACGCCCTCCACAAAGTCACCGAGGTCAATGCCCTCATCAAAGATGATTTTCTTTTTTGCTCGATCAATTTTCTTCTTGCTCAAAAACTCCCTTTGGCTTCTTCGAGCTGAGAACAGATTTGTGTCAGTTGGCAAAGTATTGTCCCATGTACGGATGATGTCTGGCAAACTTCCAGATGTGCGCTCACGTGTATAGTTCTTGATGTTGGCCAAGCTGTCATTCACTTGATCCAATGTGCCACTTTGGAGCGCATCACTGATTTCCAAGTCCACTTGTGAAGGCAAGACAACCTTTCTTGTAATCTTGGTTATTCGGCTGCTTCTATACCCAGTATCAGGGAAAAACTTCTCACTTTCAAGCCTTACCCTACGACCAACAAACAAGTCTGCATTGTTCTGTTCCACCCAAACATGGTCGGTCTTGCCTTTGTAGATGCTGATGTCTTGCCAGTGTTCAGCATTATATTGGTCAACAGCCGTGCAGAACTCTTCTTCTGCAAGCGTGTAATACTCATCTGGCATTCTGATGTTCCAAAGAATGTAATGGTTGCCCTCTTTGGGGACAAGATTGCCACCAGGCAGTTGCGTGTCATCATCGTATGGCCATATCGTGATAATTTCAAACTCACGTGTCTTGCTGTCGAAATTCACCTCAAAGTAATGGTCATCATCCGTTCCAAGACCAGCGAGTTCACCATCTTGGAAGGAAACACGCTTTACCTCATTGGCAAGCTCGTATTCATTTGGGTCGAAATTGAGCGTGTCATCCTTGAAGTAGTAGATGATGAAAGGATTGCCGTCATCATCTGTCTTTGTCTCTGAGCGCACGCTGCTGACCACTCCCAAACGGCGTGGGTATATGTCAGAAAAGGCATCTTGCTCATAATGGTCATATATGCCGTATTCATCAGTATGAAGTTCGATGTATTTTAAGCCACCAGGCAACATCAAACGATTATGGCCATATTTCTCCGGGTCGATGTTTCGTGTGCTGCCTATCGGGAAAAGGCGTGTGTAAAACTTGGCTGTGTTGCTGGTGTCTCGTTCCAGCTCAGTCAATCCATTGCCATAGCCAATGGCAAGTTCCTCACCATGTTCACAACGGCAAATGTTTACTGTTTGCCCCTCAATCCACCATTCTGCCTTTCCACCTACCTTTTCAGCGATTTCCTTCAAGGCTTCATCACAATACTTTCCCTCATAGTCAATAACAATGTTATCAGTGCCATCTACTTGGCCAATCTTCCAGTCTGTAATATGATCCAAGCCGTCATTGATACACTTCACTATCATCTTCACATGATCACGTGGTGGAGCCGTAAGAGTGAACACTGGTTCTGCATTGCCATCAGTGGTTTCAAGCACCAAGAAACGTTTGATGATGCTCTCAATGCCATACAGCTTCAAGTCATACACCCATTCCGTTTCATTGTTCTGCTTTGGGGCATACTTTTCCATCAGCCAATAATGTTCGCCCTCAAAGTCCGTGTAATCATTCACGTCAAGGGCAATATTGGCATAATGAGTGAATGAAAGGGTGAGGATGTTGTCACCCTGCACCTCCTTCACCTGGGTTGAGCTGTCATCAGGGGCAATCTCAGCCTTTGCATAGCCTGTTTTGTCGTATATTGTTTGAACCATGTTTCAATACTGTTATAATGTCATTCAAATGATGGGTACTGGTTCACGGAATTTCACTTTGAACTTGCTTGCCTGCACACCATCCTTCCAGATGTAGGTCAGAGGTTTGAACTTTCCGCAATCCAAGAATCTCATGTGCAATGTCAAGTCAAGGTCAGGAAAAGTGAAGTCGAGCCAACCGTTTTTGCCTTGCTTCAGAAACTTGATGAAATCGGCATACGACTTCAACCATCCTTCCTTTGTCTTGTTATACATGGCAAAATACAGTTCCACGTCACGAGCCTCATTCTTTGGTGTCAACACGTCAGAGTATTTTTCACCATCCTCCTCTCTGATATTCACTGCCGTTTCATCCTTTGTCTTGCTTGGTGTAAGTATGGCGGTCAGATTGGCCATGTCGCCCTTTTTGTCTTCCGTCAGAAAAACACCATATTCTTTCCAGATGTCAGTGCCATTGACCAGTACCTGGCCACTAAGTATTTCATCCATATTATTTCATTTTAAGTCCATCACGAATAATCTTTCTTATTTCCTCCTTGATGTCGTTCAGATGCGTGACACTCATACCAGTGTTTTCTGCAATGCGTGCCAGATGGCTTTCAGCCACATTCATCTTCTCGACCACGTTTTCAAGTTGGTCATCCATGCTTGACCAATGTTGCAAGCCACTGGTGAACATTCCTTCGAGCTTTGTGCCTTGGTCTTGTGTCATGGCAGAGAAACCGCCACTTTTACCGCTTTGGCTTGTGCTGCTGTTACCAGTGTACCCAGTAGCTTCTGCAAGTTTGTCACGCAAGGCAATGGCATCTTTCACATAGCCCATGTATTCCTCCTGGAGTGCATTGCGCTCTGCCTCAGTCAGGTCATTGTCTTCCATTGCAGCACCAAACTTCTTCCACCATTCCTTTAGTTTGTCGGCATACATTTCGCCAATCTGGTTTGAAAGCATGGCACGCATGAAGTATTCTGACAGGTCATCAGCCATATCCTCAGCCGTGGCATTCATATCCATAAGGGTGTCCACAAAGCTGTCATACATGGAATCGAAGGAAATGCCAGTCAATCCCTCATAGAGTTCATCGGTCAGTTCCTCCAGTTTGCCAGCCTGGTCTATGTAGTCATTCAGCTTGTCAGCAACGTCATTTCCATAACCACCCTTGCCAGTGTTCTTGATATATTCCCAAATACCGACATTGGAGCGAAGTTTCTTCATTTCCTCTGGGCTAAGACTCCAGAGATCACCATTGAAGTCTTCTTTTACGTTCTGCTTGATCCAGGCAGTTTGGTCATTGTTGAAGCCATTCCAATAGTAGTTCCAACTATGATGCTTTTTCCAATAACTTGCTTGCGCCTTTGCCATATCCAGATAATTCTGGTTGGCTTCTTGCTGATTGGCGTATGCCTGTTGATAGGCTGCTACTGATTTCGTTCCCTTGCTTGCCTTGATTTCGTCTGTCAAATCCTCGATGGCATATTGCAGAAGTTCGTTGCGCTTGGTCAAATCGTCAATGGTCTTTTGCACCTTGGCTTCATTGCCATTCAAGCCGAAAAGGTCATCAATGCCAAACCAACTGCCTATGCCACTGACCAAACCTTGCAAGATGTTGCCCACATCCTTGATGATGGACAAAACGATTTCGGGCAAATCTTCAACAATCTTTTCCACACAATCGGCGATTTTGTTCAAGAGGTCATCAATGAAGCCCTTTGGATCATCACCAAGCGCATCAATGATTTGAAGGATTGCGCCAATGATACCGCCTATCTTGCCACCAAGCTCATTCAATGACTTGCCTATTCCGTCGGAACCTTTTCCAAGTGAGGTAATGAGTTTGCTCATACCATTGGCAAAGCCATACAGGGAACCATTTGACATTTCATTCAGATAGTTGGTGAAGTTCTGAATGCCTTGCGCTGCTGCATTGGTGTTGTCCGTGAGCGTCTGGCGTGCCTTGTTGCTTTCATCCTGTGCCTCCGTTTGCTCAGTGGCAGTGGCATCGACCTTTCCTTGTGCAATATCAACATATTTCTGGGCAATTTCCTTTGAGGTGTCATCAGTAGCAGCTGCCAAGTTTGCTTGCGCCTTTTCCAGTTCATCGACCGCCCTTGTGTGAGCATCCGTCTTGTTTTGGAGATTTCGCACGCTTTCTTGGTATGCCGTGACATTCTTGGAGATTGTACCCCATATCTTGAAGTTGAACGGACTGGTGCTTTCCGCACCTGTCTCTTGCTTCAACTTGGCTTGCAAGTCAGTGTAAGTCTTTTTGTTTTCAGCAGACAAAGCCTTGAACTCAGCAGTCTTCATGTAAGCCTCCACCTTGCCGAGTGTTTCTTGTGCCACATCTTTCAGCACATTGCCCACACCCTCAAAGGTTGTCCCCCAATCAATGTTAAGGGCAAGGCTCTTGGCATCCACTTGGCTCATGGCGGTGTCACGCTGCTTTTCAAGTGCCTTCACTTTCCACTGTTTTTCATCAGCAGTGCCAGCACCCTCATTCACCTCCTTGATCTTTTCGGCATATTCCTTGGCAATGGCATACTTTTGTTCTTGTATGGTTCCATACTCTTTCAAATAGTCTGTCATGGCAAGCAATTCGTCCTTCAAGGCTTCCTTGTTGGCATCCTCGATGGCTTTGGTTCGACTTTTCTCATTCAAGGCATTTGCCTGGTTGATGGCATCCGTCTGTTCTTTGGTCAGTCCATTCGTCTCAGTCGCAATGCCAGCTTTCTTGTTATCTCGTTTCCATGCCGTTTCTTGCTTGTTGATTTCGTTCTTCTGTGCCTGGTAGTCGTTTTCTATCTGGCGAAGTTTCTTCTCCAAGCCTTCTTGCATGGTATTGATTTCTTCCTCATCATTTTTGCGTTGCAGTTCCGCAAGTTCCTGACCCACCTTTTCCTTAATCTGCTTACGGCGTTCTTCCGCTGCCTCTTCCTTGGCTCTTGCAGCTTCGGCCTTGGCTGCATCCTTTTGAGCCTTCTCGCTGTCTTTGTCAGTACCAGGTTTGCGTGAATCATATTCCTTCTTGGCAAGTTCCATCTTTTCTTTCAGTTCCTTTGCCTTTTTGTCATATTCTTCCTTAGTCAGGTTGTTTGAGCCTTTTCTGATAAAATCGTTGTATTCCTTCAAGGCTGCTTGGTAAGCCTTCTTGTCGGCTGCACCCCAATCACTGCTTGATTTTCTTGGCTCGTTACGGCGATTTTGTTCTGATTTCAGTTTGTTCAACTGATATTGCAATTCATCCTTGGTGTAAGTGCCACGGATGTTACTGCCGTCATTGGTGGTATAGCCATACTTGTGTCCAGACATATTCATTCGGGCAATGAGGTTTTCACGCTCCTTTATCTGTTTCTTCAAGTCGTTGTTGCTAACACCAGTGAGATTTTCAAAATAAGCATTGACAGAATCCTTGCGCACTTGCCTGGTAAGGTTCTGTTGCTTCTGTTGGAGATTTTTGAGTTCAGCTTCCTCTTTCTTGGTCAATCCGCCTACTTTTCTCATTTTAGTACCAGAAGTATTGCTTTCCTCCCATCTCTCTGTACGTCTTTTTGCTTCAAGTTCTTGGATGCGCTTGTTTACATTGGTCAGCTCATTCTTTGGCTTTGTGATACTTTGCCCAGCTTCCAACTCAGCAATCTCCAGCTTTATTTTCTTGATGTTTTTCAGTTTCTCATATTCCGTGTCGTACTTGGCAAAGATAGAAGGGTACTTTTGTTCAAGGCGATTCAGTGCCTCACGTCTGGTGTCGGTGCTAAGTGCTTCGTCACCTGCAATGGAACAAAGTTCTTCCATCTTGCGCTTGTGTTCTTCCTCAGCCTCGATTACTTTTTGCTTTTGTGCCTCATACGCTTCATCAGCAGCCTGAATCAGCTCTGTCTCTGTCTTCATGCTTATCATCATAGCAACCACACCAGCAATGGCAGTGGCGACCAATACGTATGGGTTACTGAGCATGGTGGCATTAAGAAGTTTCTGGGCTTTCTCCACCATGACAATCCAGCCATAGTGGATGGCTTCCGCTGCTGTCATGGAACCAATGCCAGCAGTTATCAGGCTGTGAACCGCTGCAACGGTCATGCAAGCCGTGCGGTATGTGCCATATACAGTGACCAGCCCCATCAGCACACGCCCAAATTGCTCATAATGCTCCACCATATAGGAAACACCGCTTAGGGCTGTATTTATAACGCCCTCACTTTGTTTCCCTATGTCGTTGAACATGGTAGCAATGGCATCCTCGATGTTGCTGATTTGTCCTGTAATGGTCTTGCTTTGTTCCTCCATCAAGCCACCGAACTTACTGCCTTCGCCTGTAAGGTTCTCTATGACCTTCTGCACTTCTGGGAAACCGACCTTGCCAGCTTCAACCAAGTCTTTCACCTTGCTTTCAGCCACACCAAACACCTTGGCAAGTTCCTGGATCATTGGAATGCCACGACCAGTGAACTGATTCAAGTCTTGGGTGTAAAGTCTGCCTTGTGCCATTGTCGTGCCATACAGATAAACAATATCATTCAATGGCATACTTAGACCTGCTGCAATGTCGCCCAAGCGTGTCAATGTCTCATTCACGTTCTCAGCTTCCATGCCGTATGCCAGAAGCTGCTTTGCACCTTGTGCCACACCCTCCAAGTCAAAAGGTGTTATGGCTGCTGTCCGCACCAGTTGAGCCATCAGAGCGTCTGCCTTGTCTGCACTGCCAAGCATGGTGTTAAAAGCCACCTCCAACTGCTGGAACTGACCTCTGACGTTAGCAACTTCCGAAACAAGCCCTTTCATGGAAAAAGCCATGCCAAGCCCCATGAGCGACTTTTTCACCCTGTCGCTCATGTTCTCCAGTCCACTCAATCCTTTCTTGGCTTCATCGGTGTAACCCTTCAAGGCATCCATCTTCTTGTTTACCCTGTCAAGTCCACCGCTGATGCGGTCAAGGAGTTCAATTTCTATTGCTACCGTCTTGCCTTTGCTCATTTCAATTTACTTTGGAAAAATCCTACAATGTCATCGGCTTCCTCCTTGGCACTTCTTTCGGCCTTGGGCTTGCCGTTCTTTTTCTTGCTAACATAATGTGGGGCATCACTCAGCATCATAATCAAGGTTTGGTAGTTGACACCATTAAGGATATAGTCAACACTCCACCCTGTTTCGCTTGCTATCTGCCACACAAAACCGAAAGGGCTATGGGAACCTTCGTATTCGCTCGTTAACTCCCTTTCTTCTTTTGGCTCTTCCTCAGCTTCATCGGATTCACCGCTTCTGCCGATTTGATAATATCTGTAAAACTGTCCGTTCCCATCAGCCCGACAAATTTCTTTATCACACTGACAAGATACTTGTTTTCCATCCAGTTTCTCACAACCCATGCCGTTAAGCCAACAAACAGATGTCGGCTTATCCAGCCACGACAAAGGGTGTAAGCTATCATGCGACTGATTTTCTTGCCATGATCAGCAAGGAATCTCATTTCTTCCTCCTTGGAGAAATGCCACATTTCTTCGCTGGTCACGCCCATTGCCAGCCATTCACTTGCAATTCTGATTTGTCCTGCCAAGGTAGGTCGGCGCATGGTCACACGTAAATGGATGGACTTTTTGCAAAAAGGAAGGTGCAACTCCTTCAATGGCACTGAAAGACCAGTGTCCAAAAGGGCTTCCGCACCTTCCTTTTCTATTAGTCTGATGGTGTTCTCGTCCATACACTAAACCTTTACGCTGTTTGCCTGGCTGGTGGATGATGCCCTTGATGGATTGACCGTGTCATTGATGTCGTATGGCGCACTACCATCAGAAGGCTTGTTCACCTTCAACTGACATTCCAGCTTCGATACCTCTGTAAGTGTGAGTTTGCCACCGAGGTTGGCCAAGATTGTTGCATTCGGGATGGTGCAAGTCTGACCTGAAACAAAGTCGATAGTCCATTTGCCAGAAAGCTGCACAAGATTCGTTGGAGCTTTCCAACCTGTGTACTTCCCAGTAGTTCCTACGAGTGTGCCACCAAGCACTGCCTGAATATTCTCATAGTTCAACTGTATGATGTTGAATGTTGGCGAGATTGTTGCATTCTTGGTGAGGATGGTCAGCACAGGCGCATCAGGAACTTGCTCCGCATCAATATCGGTACTCTCAGGCTTTGTGCCGCCCCAGTCCCATGAACCTTTCTCAATGTAGCCAATGGTCTTTTCACCAAACTTCACGGCTGCAATGCCGTACATGAAATTCTTATCCATTTTTCTTTCTTGTTTTGATTGTGATTATTATGCCAGACACCAGTCCGACAATAAAACTGAATATAGCCACTTTAACAGGGTTTGAACATTGTTCTTTCTCTGTTCTAATGGTGTTAGAGAGTTCTGCGTTTTGCTTGGCCAACTTCTTGTTTTGTTCCTCATAGTAGAGGCACAACACTTGCAAGCTGTCACAAGAGGCATCAATGTATATCACATCTTTACCATCTTGCTTTCCAACGCTTGCCTTCACGTTGGCACGCCCTTGCTTGTTGCCAAAGGATGCACCAGACGGCAAACAGCCTATGCTGTCAAGTGGAATGGTCAGATGCACCTGGTCTTGTGGCACCTTTTCCGTCCACATTATTTTTGTCGTGGTCTGCTTGCTTTCTGCGCTGTCCCTTACCGCCTTTTCCTCTGCCTGGGTTGTCATCGTCTTCGTCGAGCGACAACTCACTGCTGACAGGGCAAGAATTGCGATGAGGACAAAGTTTGATAGCCTCGATCGCACGACTGAGCCGATTGATTGAAAGACGTGTTCTGTGGTTCTCAGCCGTAAGCACTTCCACGACCTTTGTGATGTCTTCATATTTCTGTTGTGTTTCCAACAACACCTTTGAAATGTCTTCGTACATACCTTTATAAGTATCATGCACGACCTTGGCATTCTTGGCATTGTTGGCTTTTCTGTTGGCAAACCAAACGATGGCAGCACCTATGCCGCCCGATGGTATTGCCCACTGGATGAATTGCAGTAAAAAGTCTGCCATCGTTATCTTTTGTTTTATGGGGTTAAACTTGCTTGATACCTATTGAGCGCAACCACTCTTGCACGTTGAATGATGGGCAAGCCTTGTGGCTGTTCAGCTCGTTGTGGCCAATGATGCGGATGGAAGGGAAACGTTCATGGAAGTTGCGCACATATTCGGTCAAAGCCTTTTTCTGTGCGTCTGTTCGGGTGTCCTTGGTTGTCTTTCCATCAGAGGCAAGACCACCGACATACACCACGTGACGGCTCACTGAGTTGAAACCTGCTGCACCATTGGTGATTTCCCATGGATCAACCTCAGCATCCTCGTTATTCTTCACAAGTCGTTCCACCTTTCCGTCAAGGTGTATCATGTCGGTATAGCCAACTTGCTTCCATCCACGACCGCCCTTGCTCACTGGGTCGGTGTGCCAGTGGCGAATTTCGTCACTGGACACCTCACGACCTTCTTTTGTTGCGGTGCAATGCAGCACCAGATATTTCATTCGTGCCATGACTATGAAGCACTGTAGTCGCTCATCATTACGACACCTGCATCAGCCTTCTTTGGCATACAGATGAAACGATGGCGGAAGTTGATTTTGTTACGCTGGTACTCAGGATCGTTCTCTGATGCGCTCCAATACATCTTGGTCGAACCAGTGGCCTTGAATACACGAGGAACATAGAAGGCAAATGAGCATTGGAACTCACCTGTTTCAGCAGCCTTGCCCAAATCCTTCTTTACACCTGCTGTGGTATAGAGAGGATTGTTTGCAAACTCGTAGATGTCGAAGCCATACAAGCGGCCAACGGTTCCGTCATTGCGGTTGATGTTGTACTGCTCACGGAAGGTCTGCTCAGTTTCCAGAAGGTCATTGATGTGGTCAGAGCAAAGCACCGCTCTTCGTCCCATTGCTGGAACTCCCAAGGCATCCATCTTGCGCTTCATATTGAGCAAGTCTGTCTTGGTCATCTTCAAGCGTCCTGTTGCAGCATCTCTCTCACCAGTGGTTTTCAGCACTGGTGTCTTAGCTGTGTTCTGCTTGGCACAGAGTGCATGGGCTGCTTTGGCAAACTTGGCATCATTGATGGCATTTCCATGTGCTTCCTTCACACGTGCAATCTTGTCGTAGCTGATGGCATAAAGCTCATCATCAGTGATAGGTGTCACCTTGGTCTGGAACTTGTCAAGGCTGATGCTGATGTCCTTGTCATCCAGCTTCTGCAAGTCAATAGGATATGTGGTGTTGTTGACCAATACATCAGGATCAACACCTGCATCTACCAAGTGGATGACATCATTCTCCACCACGCTTGATGCGTCTGGAATGCCGTCAAGCCAAGTGGCTTCCAAGCCACGGCGAAGATACTTCACCATTTCACCAGTCCACACCTCTTTATATACTCCAGCACGCAATGCGCCCTGAGCTACCTCACCGCCTATCACGGTGGCGATGCAATTCATGCCTAAGGCTCCCACTACAGGTGAAAAGCCAAGGGCTGCACCGAATACACTGCCAGTAATGCAGTTGAAAAGCACTGCCATTGTCAGTGCAAGCAATCTGTTCATTTTCATTCTTCTTGTTTTATGGTTTGACATTTTTAGATTTCACACTCCATGCCATACTCTGCCTTGAAAAGACGCTTGTATTCATCGGGATTCTCCGAGCGCATCTTTTCCAGCTCTTCGCCTGGCACTTCACTGAACTTGGAATAAGTGGTTTTCTGCTGAGTTGGCGAACCACCCTGATGGCCGACTACAGAACTGAGCTTCACCATCGGACTCATGGCTGCAAAAGTCTGCTTCAAGTCATCCACGCCAATCTTCTTGCCGAGGTTGATGAAATGCTCCTTCTTGTCTTCACTGATGCGTTTCTCAGTGATGGCTGTCTCCACGGTTGTTGTAATGGCAGAGAGTGTGAGCTGGGCTTTCTCCTTGGCAAGCGTCTCTTTCTCTGTCTCTGCTTCCTTCAGCGAATTGATTTTCTGAAGGATGGTCGCCTCGTCTGCCGTCTCAGGCAATCCGAGCTGTGCGCACAAAATTTTCTGTTCCATTTGCTTGTTGTTTAAATTTTTGTTGTTACTGAGCAAGGTCAGCGGATTCTTTCCGTCCTTGCTTAATGTGATTTGTTCGCCGTTCTTTCTCATTACGATGGCATCGTCATTGGCTCCTATGTCCACAACTGACACTTCAAAGAGTTTGCTCTTGGTGATGGTCTTGTATTTCTGGCCAGGAACAATCACCTCTGGGTCTTCACTCTCTTCAACGATGTCAATGCCCACACTCACCATTTTCAGGCTACCGAACTCCCATTGCTTCTTGCACTGCTTGGAGAGTGGTGTGGCTTCATCGAACATCAGTTCACCAGTCACCTCATCGTTTTCCACTTTGAGGTCTTTCACATAGCCAATCACATTGCCACGTTCGTGCATATAAAGAAGTACGGGATTGCGACAATACTGCTGTACATCCATGCCTTCTGTCAGTACACGACTACCGTAACTGTTAAGGCTGTTGTTTGAAATTCTTACTCGTTTCATTTTCTCGCTTTTTGCGTTTTGCGCTGCAATATTACTGCTTAATTTGTTGACCGCCAAAAAAGTGTGAAATGATTGCACACTTCTATGAAATGGTTGCACACTATTTTGGTGATGCTACCGAATTGTTGCAATTTTGCAGTGCATTTGATTTTTTAATAAAGTATTGCACATGACAAAAGCTGAAATAGAAAAGAAACGTTCATTGGCTCGAACACTGTTCATGTCGGGTATGGAACAGGCTGAGATTGCCGAAAAGGTGGGCATCTCACGTGTCACCATATCCAAGTGGTGTGTGGCTGATGGATGGAAGGAGGCACGTGCGGCCAAGAGTGTCACACGTCCCGAACTGGTCAATAAGCTGTTGTTGACCATTGATGCGCTCATAACGCAAGTGAATGAATCTGGTGATCCAATGGCGATGGCTGGACTGGGTGACAAGCTCGCAAAGCTCTCTTCTGTCATTGAGAAACTTGACAAGAAAGCTAATGTGGTGGATGTCATCGAGGTGTCCATGATGTTTAGCAAGTGGTTGGAGTTCCGTGCCAAGTCTGACCCTACGATAACAACCGAGCTGATGAAGCAAATCAATCATCTGCAAGACTTGTTTATCATGGAACAGATGGGTGTTAAATAATATAGGTATATGGCAACAGCAGCAGAAAAGAAACTCGCATACGAGCAATGGAAGGAACGGTGCAAGCAAGTTCAGTCTTTCACCGACACCTCTCTTATGCGCAAGGAAACGCCCATCGAGAAGGAAAAGCGTATTCGTAGGCTGCAATCCAATTATGCTGCATTTTGCGAGTATTACTTTCCACACTTCTTGCAGCTTCGTGACAAGACCACTGGTGAGGTGATTCGCACCATTCACAACGCTCCCTTTCATAACCAGGCTGCACAGAAGGTGAAGAACACCCCAAACCTCAAAGCGGTGTTCATGTGGCCACGTGGCCACGCCAAGTCCACCCACATGGACATCTTTACCCCTTTGTGGCTGATGTTTCAGGCAAAGCGTCTGATTAACTTCATGGTGGTTGTGGGCAAGTCTGAGGATAGTGCCAACCGCTTGCTTGGCGACATTCAGGCTGAATTGGAGTACAACCAACGCATCATTGCCGACTTTGGCGCACAGAAGAACGCTGGTGACTGGCAAGAAGGTGAGTTCAAAACCAAGGACGGCGTGAAGTTCCTTGCTTGTGGCCGTGGACAATCACCACGTGGTTTGCGTGATCGTGAGGCACGTCCAGACTACATTGTCATTGATGACCTTGACGATGATGAGCTTTGCCGTAATGAAAAGCGTGTGCATGACCTTACCGACTGGGTGAAAGAAGCCCTTTTCGGTTCGCTTGACGTGGGTCGTGGTCGCTTCATCATGGTGGGCAACCTCATTTCCAAGACTTCCGTTCTCTTCAACCTGGCACATACCAAGGGGGTGTTCCTGTCTAAGATAGTGGCGGTTGATGCTAATGGTGAACCTGTCTGGCGTGAGAAATGGACAAAGGAAGAGGCTCAGGCATACGCCGACTTTGTGGGATTCCGTGCTTGGAACAAAGAAATGATGCACAATCCTATCAAGGATGGCACAATATTTCGCCATGACTGGATCCGTTACAAGAAGGTTCTTCCACTCAATAAGTATGACCAACTTATTTGCTACACCGACCCTTCTTTCAAATCGACCACGGCAAACGACTATAAGGCTTCACGCTTCTGGGGAAAGATAGGCACTGAGTTTCATTTGATTGATTGCTATGTCCGTCAAGATACCGTTGGCGGTATGGTCAGATGGCTCTACAACCTTTATGAATCCCTACCTGATGATGTCACGGTGTCGTTCTTCATGGAGGCGAACTTTCTGCAAGATACTATTCTTGATGAGTTCACGGAAGAGGGCAACCGCCGTGGCTACCAGTTGCCGATTACAGGCGACAAGCGCAAGAAGCCAGAAAAGTTGCAGCGCATTGAGGCAGTTTCTCCTTTATGGGAACGTGGCTTTGTATTCTACAATGAGGCGTTGAAGGAATCTCCAGATATGCAAGTGGGCATCGAACAGACGCTTTCACTCGAACGTGGCAGTCGTGTGCATGATGATGCGCCCGATGCTGATGAGGGTGCTATCTGGATGCTCCAGCGCAACACTCGACAAGTTATTTACAAACCGAGGTTTGGCAAGCGTCCGACCTCTAAAAACAGTTGGTAATATGATTAGACTATTCAAAGATTTGCTTTTCTCTTGGCGTTACAAGCGTGCCGTCAAAGAAGCCATCATGCTCTCCCAGGGCAGTGGCTTGAAGTATTATGTTCTTTACATGAATGGTGGTTTGAAGGTCGTACCCAAGCAGACCATCAAGACGCTTGTGAAACGTCATCGTTTCAAGAAGGGTACAAAGGTTGAAGACATTGAACGGCGTGCCTTGTTTGTGACAAAGTAAGGAGGTGAATCATGTTTATAACAGAAGATGATTATAAGGTGGTTATCGGCGACACCGCCATGAAGGTGGTTTCTCAGGCATCAGCCGAGAATCGTGCCAATGCCGAGCGTGAGGCACAGGAGGAAATTTCGGGCTATCTGCGTCCAAAGTACGATTGTGATGCGGTGTTTGCTGCGGAAGGCGAAATGCGCAACCATCAGATTGTGATGTTTACTTGCGACATTGCCCTTTACCACATGGTTTCGGCCATGCCTCAAAAGATGGGTTCCGACATTCGTAAGGAACGCTATGAGCGTGCCATCAAGTGGTTGGAGGGTGTTCAGTCTGGCAAGATTGTTCCAGACTTGCCACTGATGCTGGATGATAACGGTGAAATGGTTGGCAGTTCCATCGTCTATGGCTGTCAGCGTAAACTTAGACATAATTGGTAAACGACATGGGATATATTCAGAATTTTATACAGAGCATTACAGGCAAACCACGCATCTTGCACACCACGCATGGTGATTTCAATCTTGCCAAGGCTTCTGGGCGCAAGAACGTCCAGAAAATAGTGGCACAGCTACAACGCACCACTGAGGCACTCACTCGCTCTGATATGCAAGACTGGCGCAATGCCTGGCAGATGGCCATCAGTGTGGAAAGTCCAAACCGCCAACGTCTTTATGACATCTATCGTGACGCTGATGTTGATGCGCACCTTTCGGGATGCGTGGAACAGCGCAAGGGCTTTGTGATGGCTCGTTCCTTCAAGATCATTGACAAGAATGAGAATGTGAAGGATGATGCGCTGCACTATTTCAACCAGGCATGGTTTAAGCAACTTTTGCGCCTTGCCTTGGATTCCATCTATTGGGGTCACTCGCTCATTGAACTTGGCGACATTACCACTGATGGTGACGGTTGTCCATGCTTCAATGGTGTGAAGCTGATAAACCGCAAGTATGTCATTCCTGAGTATGGTCGTGTTATCACAGACCTTGGCATGGACTGGACTACTGGCATCGACTACCATCAGCCACCTTTCACTGACTGGCTCATTGAGGCAGGTCAGCCTGATGATTTGGGACTTTACTTGAAGGCTGCTGCACACACCATCCCGAAAAAGAACACGCTTGCCTTCTGGGACACGTTCGGTGAAATCTTTGGTATGCCTATGCGCATTGGCCACACCACCGTCCGTGACGAAAAGGAGCTTTCCAAGATGGAGAACATGATGGCTACCATGGGAACTGAGTTCTGGGCTTTGTTTCCAGAGGGTACTGACATTGAGGTGGTGGAAAGCACCAAGGGCGATGCGTTCAATGTGTATGACAAGCGTGTTGACCGTGCCAACTCAGAACTGTCAAAGCTCATTATTGGCCAGACAATGACCATTGAGGATGGCAGTAGCCTTTCACAGTCGCAAACCCATCTTGAAGTGTTCCAGAACCTTGTAGAGAGTGATGCGGATATGTTGGCAGACCTTGTGAACAATCAGCTAATTCCTCGCATGGTGAAACTTGGCTTTCCTCTTCAAGGTTTGCGCTTTGCATGGGATGATGCAGTTGATTACACTCCAGAACAGCAATTCACATACGAAAAGATGATTGCCGACCGTTATGAGGTCGATCCAAAATATTTTGCCGACAAGTACAACATGCCAGTTGGTGAACGCCGTCAGCAACAATTTCCTGCACCTGACCCAGACGATGATGGTGAGGATAAGGATGATAAGGGCAAGAAGACGCAAAAGAATGCACATCCTTTTTTCGATTAAGCCCCACCGATTACGTGGGGCTGCACCAGCGGTATGCAGAAATCTTAGGTGAAGGGCTTTCCGTTGCTTCATTGTGCCTGAGCAAGAAGGAAGAAGAAATTGATGCTATTGCCAAAAAATGGGCAAGCATTATCAGTAATAAGTATGTGAGGGAACAAGCGGAAGAAGCTGCACGAATTGCGCTTAGGCACGGCATCAAGGAGTTGCCAGAGTTGCGTGAAGCAGATTTGGGGCCTATCCGAAAATATCATGGCATCCGTGCATCATTTCATGCTGGTATGACAGACGATCTACCTTCTATCATCCGTGTGAACAAAAAAGGTTACAGAGGTTGGAGGGAGGCTCATGCAAATGCCGTCCGTTATGGTCAGCTCACTCAAGATAACGCTATTTTGCATGAATTAGGACATTACATTGACTACTGCAATGATTCTGCCAATTTCAGAAAGCTCGAACACACATGGAAGGTTGAGAATGTGGATGAGGCATTGGTAAAAAAACACCTTTCCACTTATGCGCTTTCCGACTATGCTGAGTTTGAGGCAGAACTGAATGCAGCCATTATGAGTGGCAAGGTGTTGCCAAAAGAATTGCTTTCTTACTCTCACATGAATAAGGTGAACACGCCTCTGGCTAAACGTATGCTTAGCATAGGCTCTGGTGATAGTGTTTGCCTTCCAAGTGAAGAGGTTAGCAAAGGTTTCAAGGATGCAATGAAAGCCCTTTTCCATCAGAAGGGAAGTTCTTTCTCCATCGACATCATGGCCGATGAAAACGTACAGAGCTTTATAGAGGCTCATACAAGCGTCCTCGACCGCAACTTGCAACGCTTGGAAATGTCCGACCTCATGCGTCAGCGTCTTACTCGCTCCAACTATATATTTAGTGGCTTGAAGACGTTCCATGAACTCAATGAGGCTTTTCCGTCCTTGCTTGATGAGAATGGCAATAAAAAGACGTTTGAACGCTTTTTGAACGATGTCCGAAAGATAGATGAAACGTACAACTCCAACTATCTACGTGCTGAGTACAACTTTGTTCAGGCATCAGCGGAAATGGCTGCTAAGTGGGAAAAGTTCATGGAGGATGGTGATCATTATTATCTCCAGTATCGAACCCAGCATGATGATAAGGTTCGCCCAGAACACGCTTCGCTCGACCGTGTGACGCTTCCACCGTCCGATTCGTTCTGGGAATCATATTACCCACCTAACGGATGGAATTGCCGTTGCACGGTGGTTCAGGTTCTTAAACGAAAGTATGAGCCTACACCGCACGATGAAGCCATGTCACTGGGTGAGGAAGCTTTGCAGACCGATAAAAAAGGAATATTCCGTTTCAACTCAGGCAAGGAGCAAAAGACTTTTCCCGATTATAACCCTTATACCATCAAGCGGTGTCGTGACTGCGATATTGCCAAAGGTAAGCTAAACTTAGGTTTTGTTCCAGAAAATGAGTTGTGTGCTGCTTGCAAGTTGGTTCACAAGTGCCAAGATTTGAAAGGTTGTGTTCCTGATGAAATTTATGGCAATAGATTACTGATAAGCAAACAAGCCGACCAATCGGAAATTGTTCCTAACACAAGAGCTGCACGTGCTTTGGTTTCATCGTTCCCTGACATGACCATGCAAATCAGAAAAGATGTTGTTGGTTTCCAGGTCAAGAATCCAGAATATCTAATAAATGGAATGATTGCAGACCGCAAAGGTATCTTGTCACCAAATGGAGTTGCTTCAGGATTTAACAAAGCTATAAAGCAAGGATGTTCCGCTGTTGTTATTGATTTGGATATGCACCCAGAGAACTTCAAAGAACTCCAGACCATAAAAATGGCATCTGCAATAAACAACAGACACATGGATTTTGAAAATGGAACAATCCAGGAATGTTATGTAGTTTTCAATGGTAAAGCCGTTAGAATTACCGCAAATCACTTTGTCAGTGATACAAAACAGACCAAGGAAAATATTAAAATCGAATTGGATAAAATAAAGGGTGACAGAACGCCACCCTAAAGTGTGAAAGGAAAGCTTGAAGTTATCGCGCCGAATCTTCGACATTCACACGCTGCAAAGATAGTAATAAATTTCAATATAGCAACTAAATTACAACATTTTTTAAGGTTATTCGTTATAAAATGTATAGCAACAGAGTTTTATACGTAACTTTGCAGCCCAAAAGGTGGAATTTCCCAATAAGCCGTGTGGTTTATCGTGGGTACAACAATGCGAATGCGATTGGCGGTGTCGTGAATGCGTATGCGAATCACGATGCGGCGTATGCGGATGCGCATGTCGGCTCACGCCTGGACAAACTGATTACACCATCAATCGGCCTACCATACCAGGGACGTGATTCCTAACATGGAGCCGAGGGAAACGAACCTCAGCAAACTACCAATATGGGAAAACTGAAAAATCAAGTGTTGGGTGGAGTTTGGTAGGCCGTTCTTACGGCTCGAAGAAGTCAGACCCAGAGACAGGAAGGCCGAAAGGCCATTAAATTATTAACAATGCGTAGAGAAGGTTACATCATAGAAGAAATCATTGACTACTCCAATATGTCAGAGTCGTTTGATGAAGTTCTCCGTGGCAAGAAGCGGAAACGCTCACGCCAGGGACGCTACTTGCTTGCGCATCGTGAAGAGGTGATTAAGGAACTAACAGAGCAAATAGCTAATGGCTCTTTCCGTGTGAGTGGCTACCGTGAGCGCACAATCCACGAATACGGCAAAGAAAGGAACTTGCAGATTCTTTCGATGAAAGACCGCATAGGTGTCCATGCTATCATGTCCGTGGTGGACAGACATCTGCAAAGGCGTTACATACGCACAACAGCAGCATCCATCAAGGAACGTGGCACGCACGACCTTATGAAGGTCATTCGCCAAGATATGCAACACGACCCAGAAGACACGCTATATGCCTACAAGTTTGACATCAGGCATTTCTATGAGAATGTTCGTCAAGACTTTGCCATGTGGTGCTACCGCCGTGTGTTCAAAGACCAGAAGCTGCTTGTTATGTTGGAATCCTTTGTTACCATGCTGGACAGTGGCATCAGCTTTGGACTAAGAAGCTCACAAGCCACTGGCAACTTGTTGTTATCTGTATTTTTAGACCACTATTTGAAAGATAAGTGTGGGGTCGCTCATTTCTATCGCTATTGCGATGACGGCCTTGTGCTTGGTAAAACGAAAGCGGAATTATGGATGATTCGTGAAATTATCCACTCTCAGGTGAACCAGATTGATTTGGAGATAAAGCCAAATGAAAGGGTGTTCCCAGTGGATGAGGGCATTGACTTCTTGGGATATGTCATATATCCCGACCATGTGGCGATACGCAAGCGTATCAAGCAGAAGTTTGCCCGAAAAATGCACGAGGTTAAATCGAGGAAAAGAAGGCGTGAGCTGATTGCCAGTTTCTATGGCATGACAAAGCACGCCGACTGTAATAGATTGTTTAATAAATTAACAGGCAAAACAATGAGATCATTTAAAGATTTGAACGTTTCTTATAAGCCGGCGGATGGCAAGAAGCGTTTCCCTGGGTCAGTGGTAAGCATCAGGGAATTAGTGAACTTACCAATCATCGTGAAGGACTTCGAGCTTGGCATCAAGACTGAGCAAGGCGAAGACCGCTGCATTGTCTCCATCGAACAGAACGGTGAGGCAAAGAAGTTTTTCACCAATTCGGAGGAAATGAAGAATATTCTCCAACAGATTAGTGAACTGCCAGATGGCTTGCCTTTTGAGACAACTATCAGAACAGAGACATTTGGCAAAGGTAGAACCAAATACGTATTTAGCTAATGAAACGAACAGAAGGAAGTGCGGTGGTGAAACTGCTTGAATGCGTGAACCCCGTCAAGGACAAATGGCGCATCCGTTGGGATGTCATAGTTAAAGAGGACGGTTCGGCCAACTACATGGAGGCAGAGTTTACCAATGGCAAGCCTTCTGTGGATGACATCAAGCGAACCGTCTTGGACTGGTACAACGAACAGACTGACCAAGCCATCATTTCTGGCTTCACATATAAGGATCAGGCAGTGTGGCTATCCACTGAAAACCAGTTCAACTATAAGGCTGCTTATGACCTTGCCGTGCAAACGGAAGGAAAAACGCTGCCAGTAACGTTCAAGTTTGGAACTGAGGATGAACCGTCATACCATACGTTTGACACACTTGAAGAACTCGCCGACTTTTATCTGAAAGCCACCGAATATGTGCAAAACACCTTGGCTGAGGGATGGAAGAAGAAGGATGCTTTTGATTTGAGCTTGTATCAGTAAGATTCAAACGGCATCCGAAGGACATTAAAAAAGCATCCGAAGCTGTCAAGGCATCGGATGCTTTAATCATATCTACTTGGACTGGTCAAGTTCTCTGTAACCCACATAACTATAAGTTTCAATGTTTTCCAAAATATCCTCATGGTTGTGGTTGGTTGTTGAATTGCTGATGTCGAACTCCTTAAAATGCTCACCGTCCACATCTGCCAGGGCTGTGTGAATCTTTTCCAAGAGGTCAAACACGGTCAAACTCTCTTCTCTTTGGTCGCTGTTGGCTGCACTGCTACCCAACCAGTCCGTCACAACGTGCAAGTTCACTTTCGCTTCTGTCACATAGCGCATACCTGCCACCGTAGCCTCCCAGTTGATTGGGCAAAGCTCCACAAACACCGCTGGACGTTCCCAGTTGTCTTCTTGTTCAATGAACTCCACATTGTGGTTCCAAAGGTCAATATACTTGATTTCTGGTATATTGCCCAGACGCTCACAAAGCATCTTGTAAATCTCTTTTCTCATTTCTTCAATCGTTTTTCAAAATGTTCCATTTCCTTTCCGAGGTATTCTTGCAAATTATCCTCAATGATGTCCGTAACTGCCTTTTCCACCTCTGGTGACAAACCCAGAAACTGCCTCTTTGGTATCTTGATTGTCGTGCCTTCCTTCTTCAAGGCCATGAACTTCCAGAACTCTGCCACGTCACTGATGTGCCGTGTCTTTTTGTCCTTGCGCTGCGTGCCGTCCTTGCGCCTTGCAAAGGTCAATGCACCTGCGGCATCCATGTACTTGTGCCAGAAATAGCCTTTCATTCGTTTTGTCACCACTATTTCACCACCTTCATTGTGAATTTCGGCGTATGGCAAATCAGTGTAAAAGCGGATGCTTGTTTCTCCCATCACGCTCTGTACGCTTCTCCTCAGCGTGCCAGTATCAACAAGAATATGCCCACCAGGTCGAAGTGGGCTTCTGTGTCGTTCCCATGCCTCACTGAAAAATGCCTGTCGTTCAAAGTTCTGGTCAAACTCGTCACTCAAGTCAACACGGATGTCACTCAGAATCCTCTTTACGATACTTTTTTCCTTGATCATCATACGAAAAATCAAAATACAGTTGAGCGTCTGCTGGAATCACGTTCTTGGATTCAGCAGACGCATTCAATATGTTGTAAAATTGACGCTCACTGATAGCATACTCAGGATATATGAACCTGCGCCATATCTCACGGTTTGGAACACCGTCTTTTACGTGCTGGTCATATATCCTGTTGATGTCAGCAACACGTTTCTGATAACTTAGTCCGCGTCGCTTTCCCATAGGGCTAAATGTTTGTTGAATGTTTAACCTTTGGATGATAAGGACGGATGTCAAGTGTCATTTCACAGCTCACTGTCACACGTCCACTTCCTTCACATTGTGGGCAAATGTCTTCGCCCTTCCTCCCAGTACCGTGGCACATTCTACACAGTGCCACCTTGGGTGCCTTGGTTGTCGTTGTCTTCATTGGCTTCTTGTTTAGTTTCTGTTGTTTCTACGTCTGTAACACTCAAAGGGATGATGTGCCACTTGTTGTGTTCGTCTTTCCACTCAGCTCTGATGAACTGCTTGGTGAGCGATGGCTGATAAGCCTCTTCGATGATTTGCACACCTTCCTTGAATTGGTCGTTGTCGCTCTTGTCTGCCAGTTTGCGAAGCTGCAACACACGGCTTGCCTTCAAGTTGCCTGTTCCGTCACGGCTCAAAAGCTGTAGGATGGTTGCCACAAGTTCCTTGCTCTTGGTGTCAGTTGCAAGGCTCTCGATGTACTTCTTGACGATGGCAATGCCGTCATTCACTGTGTCACGGTAGTCATCAATGCAGTTGTAGCCAAGCGTGAGGCGCATCTTTCCGTTTGAATGGGTGAAGGTGTGTGTGCGCTGGGTGTCCTTGGTCAGCTTCAACACGTTTGCCTTGATGTTGATGACTTCCGCAAAGTTCTCGTACACTTTGCGCTTCACTGCAAGCATCTGTTCTGACAGGCTGCGAAGTTCGGGGATAGCACTCTCAATCTCGCTGTCCACTAACTGGGCGTAAGCTTCACGGTCTTCCTTGCGCTTCTTAGCAGCCTTTTCCTTGGCTTGCTTCTCTTGGAACTGCTTGAAGGCTTCTGCCTCTTCCGCTGTCATTTCCACTGTCTGTTTCTTGTTTTCTTCCATTGTCTTATTGTTTTAAATGGGTTGTATTTTTAGGCATGAGGGATTCCATCCAAAGGGATATACATCACCATCCTGCCAGGATTGTTAACGTCTTCTTTTTCTTTCAAGCCACCTTTCTTCTTGATCGCTCTGAGCTTTCTTTGGAAATCTTCCATTTCGTCAAGTCGGATTCTGGCAAACTCCTTTCCGCAAATTCGGGGATGCTTGCAGAACTCATTGATGCGCTGCCAGTCGGTTGTGTCCACGCCAATCTCTTGTATCAGCTTTAGGCAGATGCTGCGATTGCGCTTCAATCGTTCTTTTCGACCACTCAGTTTCTCCAGACCGTCACAACAATCATTGTACTCTTGCAGTGTCATTTCCTTCAAACTCTCTGTGCGTCCGAATGTGTATTGACTGACGATTTCCTTCTTGAACTCTTCACGGCTTCCACAATAGCAAGGCAGTTCGTTGAATGAGGCAAAGAAACGGCTAAAGTTCGTTACTTGCTGCTTCATGGCCGATACCTCTGTATGTCATAAAATACTGGCGTGCCTCTTTCACGCTTGCAGCCATGCCAAGGGTCAAGTCTTCCGTCTCCAGTATTGGCACATTGTCGAAGCAAAGGAATATCTTGCCATTGAACTCTCTCGCCTGTAGTCTTGACATGGCTTCTTCTCTCACTTGCGCTGCACGTTTCTGTTCAGCCTTTTTCTTGCAGTTCTCACGCATGGCATGGAACCAATTACCGATTTTACTCATATCCGTTTATTTTTTAGTTGTCTTTTCATTGTTTGGTAGCCATGTTATTTCAATGATGGCTTTCATTTCTTTCTTGCCTTGGCATATCGGGCAAGGAACTTTCACACTTTCCCAGTTGGCATCACGTCCCCAGAAGTAGCCATTGCCGTGGCAATATTCACATTCATGCCCATGGCTCACTATTCTCTCATGGGTGACTTGGCATGATGGTGCGACCAGTTCTAACACCCTTCGTTCTTTACTCATCGTCTGCCACCTCCTTTCTCTCACCAAGATACTCACACTTCATGGCATCAAGAGACATATCGTTTAATCTGCCAGACAAGTCTCTGAACATCTGTTCTTGATCCAGGTAGGTAAAATCCTTTGTCTTGTCCTTGATGATTGCCACCAGGCTCTCAATCACTTCTTCCATAAGCTAAATTGTTTGATAAGTTACTTTTTCATACCCATGCCACTGGATGATTCTGTTTGCCCACATCAGGCTTTTTGTTTTCAGTACAAACTTGCCTTTATTCTTCTGTGAGCGCATTACATTCAAGTCGCACTCGTAATTCTGTTCAAGCCATTCTCTCATAACCGACTTGCATTGCTCTGCCGTCATCAAGATGAAAATGGTGTCACCATCCTTGTATTTGTCCATACGCCTTATGTTTCGTTGCTTGTCTGTATTACTCCATCCTCCCACACGGTGAATGCCTCACCAGCCTCACCAATGGCACGACCTTGGCAATATGCCTTATATCCTTGCACTCTCACCTTCATACCTGCCATGTACTTCAATCGGGCTGCTGGTTTGCCAAGCGGTTGTCCCTTGTATTCCTGGCTGATGAATATGAAGCACTTTCGAGGAAAGTCATCTGCAAGTGTCTTGGCTTGCTCATAGCTCCAATTTGAATATTGGAAACTGTCTATGATGACAAACTTGGCACTCTTGCGTTTTTTAAGCCTTGCCCTCAGATCGTCAAGGGTGTCATCTGTTGCCACACGAAACTTGCCTTGCACCTCATTCATCTTGTAGCGGTTGATGCGCTCTTGAAAGCTCTTGCTCACACCTTCCTCATAACTCAGGTAAAGAACGCCACCATACGAACAAAGTTCTTTGGCAAGCTGCATCACAAAGCTGCTCTTTCCGCTTGCGCTCGATCCTGACACAAACCATGTCTCTGTTATGCTTGGATAGCCAAACACCTTGCTCCATTTCTCACCCCAGGGAATGGTGACGTATGTCTTTGCTGCAATATCCCTGGGGCTGTATGCTCGCTTTGCCATCGTTATGCAAGTTTCAGTTTCTCAATCTCTGTATATACACGGCGCAAGCCACCATTGGTTTTTCTCACGATGGTTGCAATGTCGGCATCCTTTGGAGCGTTAGCCCTTGCCACTACTTCTGCTTGATGGCGCAAGAACCTGTCTCGCTCCTTGCCATCGTCTGGTGTCACCTTGGAGTATCTGCCACCGTAACGGCTCAACATTTCGGTGTAACCAACTTTCTTGCACTCGATGGAACGGTTTATCTTCTCTTTCAGTCCATCGGCTCCCATCATGTACCAGGCGCAACAGCGTTCGGTTGCATTCCATAAGGCTTTGAGTTCCAAGAATGCCTCATACTGCAAATCACCAGCTTCATCAAGGATGATAAGAGGGTGTTCGATGGAACGAAGGTAATAAACCAAGTCTTCATACACATCAGCATAATGTCCTTTGCAATCCACGCCAAACTCAGATGCTATCTTGCGAACCAACTTCAACTTGGTCTTTACTTGTGAACAGTCGATATAAACTGCATTCTTGTGACCTTGCACATAATAGCGTGCCGTGAAGGTTTTTCCAATGTTGGGTATATCGCAAAGGATGCTGCTTTGCCCTGAGCCTTGACAGAACTCTATTTGCTTGGTGATATACTTGAAGGTCTCTGTTGGGGCTGCATTCCATTCTATTTCGTTGCGCAAGGCCACATTCAGCTTTCTTGCAATGCTCAACCAGTTGGCATCACTCAATGCCTTTTCTGTCTGACCGTTCTTCAACATACTGTAGATGGATGTTGAAAGTCCAAGGGCGGTTGCGTGCTTTGCGTCACTTGGATAGTTTGACCTGTTGGCTGCTATCGCTGCCAGGATCTTTTTCTTTGTTGCTTCTGCTATTGTCATATTCTTAATCTTTAATCGTTATTATAATGATGTTTGAACAGTGTTTAAAGGTCGGCCAAAGCCCTTTCCTCTATGCTCATTTCTGGCATATATACTTCATCGGGTTCTTCTATCTTTGGCGGTGGAAGTACAAAGGTTTCCTCTGCCTCTTCCTTTGGCACATCCGACTTCATTACTCCAACCTTGCCAATGGCATTGTCCTTGACGTATTTCGTGAATGAGGCAACTTTCTTCTGTTGCGCTTGGTATTTCTCCAAGTCTTCATCAGTCTGTTCTGCCATCACACGGTTGTAGGTTTCCACTCGTTCCACTTGGTCAATGAATCTGTCACCTTGAAAGATGAACACCTCTTGTGGTTTGCCGTCCGCATCTGGAATGTAGTATGCCGTCACCTTTTTGTTGTTTGGCTCCAGACGTTCCAGCTTTTCGGTCTTGCTCAACCACCAATCTTCGTATGCCACTCTTACGGTGGAGTTTCTTCTGATGCTTGTTTCCACTCTCTCACCAATGTATCTTGCAAGCGTAAGTTTGTCAAGCGGTTGAAGGGTTGGATTGATGTTGGCAACAAGAACGTCCCATCTGCTCATGCCAGGGTACTTCTTTTGATTCGGGTGCAAGCTGTGATTCCACTCATAGTTGTCTTGGCGGTCTTCAGCTATCAGTTGATCATAGCTGAAATATTCCTTATCCTCATACAGCTCATTGGTTTCATCACTGATTTTCTTACTTTCCGTTCGCCACTTGCCTTTTCCATAGAAACGGCCAATGCCCTCATGGTTCTTGTGGATGATGCTGCGTTTCTTCGCTCCGTTCAAGTTCTCTGCATATTTCTCTTGCGAGTTCTGAGGCGCACAGAAATGAACGAATGGGAATGCGACACCTGCTTGCAGAAATCCGTCTTTGTATTGCGACATCAAGTGATTCTCAACCTCAATACCTGCTGGCATACCCCAACCATTGCGTTCTATCAGTCGGAACATATCCCTAAAGCAGTCAAGCACCAGGATTTCATCCTTTTTCCTTGCGTAAGATGCGCCAATCACACATTGGCTGACCACATCATAAGCATAGTAAGCGTGAACCCTCTGCTTGGTGTCTTTCAACTTTCGTGTCAAGTCCACGTCATCCATTGTGATTTGGCTCAGAGAGAACTCACCTGCATGGCGGTGCATGTGCGGCATCTGTTCGTGCATGAAGGTGGTGTAACTCATAAGCTCATGTTCAATTAGCACCTTGTTTTTCGGTCGGTTCAAGTAGTTGGTGATTGTCGATTCACTCAAAACCTTTGGTTCACCGCTCTTGTCTGTGAAATCATCGGGGTTGAATAGTTCTCCAGTTTCAGGATCATAGACCTCTATTTCACCACAAACAAACGAATTGTATAGTTCCAAGACACTTGTGTTGAATGGCTTGTTAGGAAGTACTGCCAAGCCCAAAATCAAGCGTTCTGTCTTGTGGTCAACCTTGCGTGCGCTTTGGTTTCCAAACTTACCACTGATCAGACAGATATAGCCAAACTTCTTGTATTCGGCTACCTTCTTTCTGAATCGCATGGTTGAAGCTGGTAGCGTATGGCCAAATTTATCTTTGAGTGTTTTGATGGTGGTTGCCATCTTTTCCCAGTCGTATTTTTCTCCCATCAGCTTCTTTGATGCGCTTGCACGGTTGTAGAGCTTGATGCAAGTGTTCAGAACTGAGGCGTTCACCACATATTCCTTCACTTTCTCTTGTGTGAGGTCAAGCCCTGTCTTGGCACGGTCGTTGAAGAAAGCAACGGCTGCTTGGTCGGTCTCATAGTTGGACGTTATCCAACCTTCCAGTCTCACAGTGTCACCACCAGGATAAAGTTCATCCACCATTTTGCGGTAGATGGTAGGAATGCTATCAACGGCAACCAGAGCATAACGTCCTTGCCCCTTACCGCTACGCACCACATTGATGCGCTTCCTGGCAGATAGCTGCTTGTAGTTCGAGGCAGTCATTATGCCACCGTCAACAAGCTCACGTGCTGAAATGCAAAGTGTGTTACCGTAATACTCCATTTCTCACCTCCTTGATTATTCGGCACAAACAGGTCTTGCGTACTTTTTGTAAAGCTCTGGGGTAGTCAAGATGTCGGCATCCCTCTGTGTCCATGCTGCAAAGATGCTTTGGATTTCTTCCAGTTGCTTGATTTTCACATCCTGGTATTGCTTCATCATCTTGCCCTTGTAGAACACATCCACATTGCCATTGGCTTTGTTGCACTCAATCATTGCACCATTGGGGAAGTATTGGCGCATATAGCCATCTGCATCATGGATGGTCTCAACCTCTGGGGCAACTATCATCACAATGCCACCTTTCTGCTTGGCATATACACGGATGCGCTTTGCCTTGTCACTTTCGCCACGCTTCGCATCAAAGTTCAGGGCATAATAAACCATTTTCCCTGTAACGTTGAACGCTGCCATGATGTCCTGGCGAACTTCTCTTGTTACGTCAATGTACTTTTTCATTGCTTCCATTTTTAATCGTTATACAAATCTTGTTTTATCTTTTTAAGATGCAAAATTCGTCTTTCTCACGCCTTTTTTGTATCTTTGGCGCGGTGTTCCTTTAGTAACACGGTGCAAAGATAAACAAAATATCTCGATTATGCAAGAAAATAAACAAGAAAAATCACTCATAAAGCAAAATATCTTGCTTTATCTAGCTAAAAAGGACGTTACACCCTATGAATTTTACAAAAAATCGGGTGTAACACGTGGTATATTGCAACAAAACAATGGCATTAGTGAAGATAATATTGCAAGATTTCTCGCTTATGCTCCAGATGTAAATGTGGAATGGTTGATAACTGGCAATGGTGATATGTTGCGCACTATGCAAGAAAATAAACAAGAAAAATCGCTATATAATGATTCTTTAACATATTGCACTCCAAAGCTCGCTGATGATCCAAATGTTGGTAAGCCATACTATGATGTTGATTTCATAGGAGGCTTCACAGAGATATTTAACTCTCAGGTAAGCGTTCCATCTACCAATATCGTCATCCGTGGTTTTGAGAAAGCTGATTTATGGTGCAATGTCACTGGTCATTCAATGGAGCCAAAAATCAATCATGGTGACATCATTGCCCTTCGCCAATGTACACTGGATGATGTTCAGTATGGCGAAATATACGCTGTTGTGCTTGACACGATACGAACCATCAAGATATTGCGCAAGTCTGATGATCCAGATAAGTTCCGTTTCATCCCAATCAATTTGCAAGATTTCGATGAACAAGAATACCCCAAATCAAGGATATTGAACATCTTTGAGGTCATTGGCAGCATCAGCAAGTTCTTTTAACCCCATAGTGACACCCCCTTTGGCACTCCAAGTGGGGTGTCACCCCCTCTTTATCGCCCAAAAAGCCCTATATATTATATATAATAAGGTGTAAAGTTCAAAAATCGTTGCTCCGAAAGGGGTAGTTTCCTCACAATTAACCGCAAAAAGTGGTTAGTTTCTTCGTTCAGCTTTTTGCATGCCAACGACCCCACTTTTGTAACCCTTAATTCTCGAAAGTGTAACCCTTAACTGTAACCCTTAGTGTAACCCTTACCCAAAAATCACCACTTTTGAGCATGAAAAAAGGGAGCCGTGAAGCCCCCTCGTTAACATTCGGTTTGAACACCGTAAATAAGCCGTTCTAACGGCATTTTAACCATCATCATTCATAGACCCTTGGCGAGTGCCAGAAATGAGCGTAGATTGCTTTATAATAGCTCGTTTCGTGATTATTGACCCATTGCCAGACAGACCAGCATGAAGCAAGTAACTCTTGGTACAACCAACCTCCTCAGAGGTCAGCACGGTGTAAACCGCCGATATGCTTGAAAAGTAGAAGTCTTTCAAGCCATTATGTTTGCCCACAATAAGATGGACGTGTATAACTTTTGCCATATCTATTCATTTAAATTTCGGTGCAAATATACCAAATAATAATTATATGGAATAATTTTGCATTTTAAATAATCATAAAAGGGCAAAAATAAAGGGTAGCGATTGCCACCCATATACAAGCCCCATCATCTTCATGTAAGCCGTTTGTAAACCTCATTCAATCCTACCGCCCTCAAACGCAAGCCAGGAGGCCACAGAAGTAAACAAAAAATAAACCCATGTAAACGTTTCGTTTTGTGTCGCTCTTCATGCAAGATTATCGTAACTAACTATATTTCAAAGGCTTCACACGGTTTTGGGGCATAAGGCTTTATATACGCTTCGTTCTGTGCCCTTTACAGAGTCTGGCTTTACAGAGTGTGATTTCTCATATATTAGGAATGACTTCTATAAATTTATCAATGGCAATAGGGAAATAACAAAACTCTATAATCATAAGAATCGTTACAACAACGAACGAGACATTGAAATATATAGAAGATTACCACAAGGTGCAAACTCCCTGCATGAGTCTATCGCTGACATCATGCCATACAAAAGAAGGAATGACATCTTCAAGGACAAATATTTCAAGTTGGATGAAACTCAAATCTGCAAGACTATAACTTCACACATGAAGTTTGATTGTAATATGTATATCCACCCTTGGGATGCAAGGGGATTAAGTCCTCGTGAAGCAGCACGTATTCAGACATTTCCTGATGATTACGTGATAACGGGTTCTCAAAACATGTGGTATGCACAAGTGGGAAATGCCGTTCCAGTAAAACTTGCCAAAGCCATAGGTGATGGCATCATGAAATTTATAAAATGAGACATTTAGAATTATTTGCGGGTATTGGTGGTTTTAGAAGAGCTATGGATTTGCTCACACAAGACCACATTATGGATTTTCATTGCATTGGCTATTCTGAAATTGATGTCAAGGCAGTGAAAACTTATTGTGCTAATTTTCACCCAGAAACTGATGATGAGTTGGCAATGGGAGATATCGTCGAATTTACCAGCAATAAAAATAATATAAAGAATCTGCCAAAATTTGATTTGGTATCAGGTGGATTTCCTTGTCAAACTTTTAGTATGATGGGAAAGCAAGCAGGCTTCAATGAAGACCGTGGACAAATGTTTTTTCATATCATTGATATTCTTGCTGCAAAGAAGCCACGATATGTGCTTCTTGAAAATGTGAAGAATCTCAAATCACATGACAAAGGCAGAACATTTGCACGTATAAAACAAGAATTGGAGACTTTGGGATATAAAGTATTTACTGACATCTTTAACACAGCGCAATTCCAATTGCCACAGACTCGCAACAGACTTCTGATTTTTGCAACAACAGAGCCTGTTCCTGCAAATTTTGAAAAGCTGTTTACTTGTGATAATATTGCTGCAACATTTGAACAAGTGTATCAAGGATTAGGAACATACCATTATCAAAGTGTCAATGACATATTGAGCTTGGAGGTGGATAAGAAATACTTTCTGTCAGAGAGAATCAAGCCTACTCTGTTGGCTGACGGTTCTGCCAACTTCAAGTCGAAATCAGACATTAATATGAGTGTCGCTCGTCCTTTAACTGCAACGATGCACAAAATGCACCGTGCTTGTCAAGACAACTACTATAGTCAAGATTTTATAGAATCACATGGTGCCATCAATCCAGTCAAGACTATGTCTAAAGAAGAATTGGCTCTACTGCCAATCCGAAAATTGACACCAGAGGAGGCTTTTATGCTACAAGGTTTTCCTGCAAACTTTGCTATCAATGGTAGAAATGCAGGAGTGGCTGATGGTTCCCTGTACAAGCAAGCAGGTAATGCTGTCAGTGTAAATACAATTTATGCTGTTTTGTATTATCTCATAACAAACAAGATTATTCACGAGTAAGGTTAATATTCATAAATATGGAAGAAATAGTAAAACACATCAATGATACCAATGCCAGCTATCGCCCATTGGGAGCTGGTGATGCCAAGAACACAGACTTGTTCTTAGACAATGAGCATTACCAACTCTTTGAGGGTGCTGGCGAACATATAACTGTACGATACTACAAGGAGAATCTTGCAAAGGCGATATTGTTTATTGCCTCTATCTTGCCAAGAAAATTTGACTAATCATCTGTACATTGCGTGATTCCATATACCAAAGAGTTTGTCATCAATCAGCTGGCTTTACTTGACGCTTTGTTTGTTGAAGCTGGGAAATCGGTAGAGACAATTACCCAAGAGTGGAATGCTCGTAAGGATGTGCCTCAAAAAAATGGAAAGATAGATACTCGTTTCTACTTCAATGGTTTACTGAAAGAGGTTACTTATACAGACAGTAAAGGAAACGAGTGTAAAGAAAAATTTACCATCCGCAATTATTTTGCAGGTGGTTATTCTGAATTACATATCAAAAAGGCTGATGATGGCATTTTTGACATCGAGATTACAAATGTAAATACCCCTTATGATGATGGGAAAGAAGATGGATTGGAAGAAAAAGAAGTGATAGCTAAACCTTCTTTGTCTTTGCAGCAAATCTTTTATGGTGCACCTGGTACAGGAAAGTCGCATACAATCAAGGAGGAAACAAGGGAGTCAGATGTGATTCGTACAACATTCCATCCCGATACAGACTACTCAACTTTTGTTGGAGCCTACAAGCCTACGACTGCATTACTCCCTATTTGCGACGAACTTGGACAGCCAATGAAAATCGGCACAACAACATTACATAAAGAGCAAATAGTTTATGAGTTTGTGGCACAATCATTCTTGCAAGCATACGTCAACGCTTGGAAGAAATATGACAAGGGCAATAAGCAATACCTTATTATTGAAGAAATCAACAGAGGTAACTGCGCTCAAATCTTTGGTGACTTGTTCCAACTTCTCGACCGTAATGATTATGGCTTTTCTGATTATCCAATAAAGGCAGATGCTGATATGAAGCGACAGCTTCAAAAAGCATTTGCAGGATTAGCTATTGAGCAAAGTGACAAGATAAACGCTATGTATGAAGGTAAGGATATTGTGTCACAAGTGTTAAGTGGTGATATTCTACTCTTGCCAAACAACCTTTATATATGGGCAACTATGAATACAAGCGACCAAAGTTTGTTCCCGATTGACTCTGCTTTCAAGCGTCGTTGGGATTGGGCTTACATGCCTATATCTAATGCAGAGATGCATTGGATGATAGAGGTTAATGGCTATAACTATGATTGGTGGCAATTCCTTGAAAAGACAAATGAGAAGATTGGCTCTACTACAAATTCTGAGGATAAGAAGCTCGGCTACTTCTTCTGCAAAGCACAGGATGGTGTTATATCAGCAAAGACTTTTGTCGGTAAGGTTATTTTCTACCTTTGGAATGATGTGTTCAAAGACTATGAGTTTAGGGATGCAATATTCAATGATGAGGATGGAAGCAAGTTATCTTTTGATAAGTTTTTTATATCAGAAGGAACAAAGTCTAAAATCGTAGAGGAAAAGGTTGCCTTGTTCTTGAAGAATTTAGGTATAGCTCCATTAGATATGGCTTTTATGGAAAATGAGAATGATTTTGCATCAAACAAAAATGACTTAACAAGATACTCTTTTGATGGCAAATCCAAACTAACAAAAGCAGCATTGGGTCTCTCTATAATGGAGAAATATCTGTCTGAGCACAAAGAACTCAACTATGAGGAAATAAAAACAACGTTCCCAGATTCCATGTTAGGCAAAATTCCTCATGCTCGGCTTATTGTAGAAGCATCAGAAGACCTCCAATCTTATTCACGTTATTATACAGGAATATATAAGACTTCCGATAATAAAGAGTTTAAGATTTATAAGCAATGGACAAGAGATAACATCCAAAACATGATTGACTTTGCAAAACAGCAAGGATGGACTGTGAATATAGAACAATAAGAGAATTATGCGCATACTAATAGAAGAATATCAATACAACGTAGCCGACATAAAGGACATTCTTCACGGCATAGATGCTTTGGAAAATGTTGAAGGCAAGGTGTCTGTACATTATGTAGGGTATTTCTATAATACTCTACTGAAGGATTGTGTGTTTATTCTTCCCAAGGTATTGCTCAAAGACGTGGATGGTGAAGAGTTTGTGTTTGGAAAGCACACCCCAAAATCCATTGCCAACTTGGACGAGAACAATCCACTTGATGCAATAGAGAGAAACTTTATCTATAAGTTTGCCGTGTGGATTTATCGTGCTATTGTCGTTTACAAGAATGACAAACGCAACGATACTGATATTGTATATCACTCACAAATTGCCCAAGTTGGTAATGGTCAACGCAGATTGAGCAATACTTATCTTGACATTCTTCTGTCGTTGTTGCAATTTAACCGTGACAACCAGAGTTTCTTCTTTTTCATTGTGAAGAACTTACATAGTGGGTTGAATAAAATTAACTGGACTCGAACCATTGGTACACAAACTGCTATCGTACAAGATGGGCGACCTATTTACTTGAACCCTGTCAACAAGAAACGCCAAATCAACTTTGACGAAGAGTTGCTTGTTATCTTCTTCTCTATTTTGAATTACATTGGGGATACTTATGGCTTTCCTAAAGAAATATATTGTCAATTTCAGTTAATAACAGGAAAGCGATTCGAGACCTATTTGAATGGCTTTGGCAAAACACGTTTACGCCAAATCAAGTATAAATATTTCTCAGATAAGGCACTACAATTATGGCAGTTGTGCTACGCATTCTTTGATGAAGCAAGGCAAGTGTTCATAACGACTGAGCAGAAAGAGTATCTGTTGGTCAAGAATTTCTATATTGTATTTGAGGCGATTATTGACGAGTTGATAGGCGATAATCCTTTACCTGATGGCATGGAAAAGAAGCAGGAAGATGGAAAGATTGTTGACCACCTCTTTACCGCCAAGAGTCTGATTGAGAATGAGAATAAACAGACCTATTACATTGGCGACAGCAAGTACTATAAGATGGGGCATAAACTCGGTTCAGAGTCCATCTACAAACAATATACCTATGCAAGAAATGTCATTCAATGGAATCTTGACATTTTCAATAGTGGGAAAACTACTGAGTCTGGCATTCGACTCCGTGATGATGTGACGGAAGGATATAACATTATTCCAAATTTCTTTGTATCTGCAAAAATGGACGAAGAATTTAATTACACAAACGATGGAATCGAAAAGACAGACCGCAAGAAAAACCGTCACAAGCAAGTTCAATTCAACAATCGCTTGTTTGACCGTGATACTTTGTTGCTATTCCATTATGATGTGAATTTCCTCTTCGTTCTCTCGCTCTATGCCCGAAACAATACAGGTCAAAAGGAACAATGGAAACAAAAAATCCGTGGGCGTTTTCGTTCTGAAATACAAGAATGGCTACAGAAAGATTATAACTTCTATGCAATGAAGGCGCATCCCGACGTGAATGGTGAAGAATACATCAAGAGCCATTTTAAAGAGCTGCTTGGCAAGGTCTATACTCCATTTGCAGAAAATAATGTATATTCTTTAGCATTGGACACTACAAATGACAAGAACATAGCTGAGAATGAGCAACTGTTGAATGAGCTGAAGAAATATTTTTTCATTGCAGATTGCAAACTTGGTGAACAACCAGACAAGGTTCTGCAAAAACCTATATCCGAAGGATACTCACCTATTGCCGATGCAACAAAAGATGGTGTATTGATGGTGATGATGGAAAACTACGAAGGAAAGAAGCAGAAGTTTCTGACAGAAGGGAAACTTGCCGTCGGTATTAAATATACAAGAGATGGCATAGAGATTGCAGAGAACTTACAATCCATTGGATATGTGTTGTTCCATACTCGTAAAGATGTTGCTCAGCATCTATTCCGTGTAAAGAATGCACGACTTGTGAAATCTTTGGGGGAGTTGCCTATTGGTATATACAAGAATGTCAATACAACAGATATATATGTCGTGGTAGATGTTGATATGTCTAATGAAATGGATACTTCGAGCATACATTCCTCAAAGAAAGAGTATACTCCTACTACGAGATATGATGCCCAATTTTTTAAACTTTCTCAATTAACAAGATATGAATAGTAGACAAATAGAACAAATTGCAGTAAATGCAGTAAAAGATATTTTTTTACAAAGCGAGATTTTCAATCCGTGTATTCCAGATAATGATAGAGAACCTATTTGGGATGGTTTTATTTATATACAAAATAAAAATCAAACAACAATACGTATAGCAACACAAGTAAAAGGCAAAACCGCAAAGAAAATTTCAAAAACGCCCTCATATCCTATTCGTATTTCAGATTTAAATGCCTATAAGGGAGTTATATTTTTTGTTGTATTTATTACAGAAGAAGGAAATTTTGTATATCATGCAAAACTTGCTCCTATTGACATAGAAAGATACATCAAAAATGCCAAAGGAGGAGTCAAGGTTTCTGTAAAATTATTTACTTTTAGTACAAATACATTAACTATAGAAAATGATTTAAGAGATTTTTATCGTGATTGTAAAAAACAGACATCTTTTGTTGGCAAAAAAGTATTGTCGCTTGAAGAAGCTACAAAATCGAAGTATAAAATAACAATTACTGTTTCTGGTTGCGATTCAAAAGAAGAAGCGATACAAAAGATGATAAGTAAGCCTGTTTACCTGTATGCAGAGATTGGAGACAATACAGTACATACAGAATATCCAATTGGGGACCATCCTTTTTCTCTATATGCAGGAAGTCATTTTATGGAAGATGTATCAATTAATGGTAAAGTTTATTACAATGATTACCTTATGTATTTAGATGGAGCAACAACCTTTGTGAATATAGGTAATTTTCTAACTATCGAAATATCACAAATAGACAATAGTTATGTAGTAAACAAATTAAAATTTGAGAGTAAAAATTTCAAAATAGATACTCATATTCATGAATTAGAATTTCTTCGTGACTTAATTAAATATAAGATTTTAAGTTATGGAAAAAATAAAGTACAATTGAAAGATATATCAAAAACAGAAATAAAAAAGGTAGAACAAGAATACAAAATCTGGCATAGAGCCAAAATGCTATTTAATTTAACTCAGATAGCAGATAATGTCGATTTTAATTTATTTAGTGACGAAGATGCAGCATGTATAGATTTATTAGGAAAAGCCATTGTTGATGCCAAACCTATTGTCCAAGATCATGACTTGGACACAATAACTACAGCAACATTTGGCAAGTATACACTTTTATTGCTGACTCAAAAAATGCCTAATGGCAAATATAAAATACAAGAGTTCTTTCAAGGCATAGACAAGCTTGTTTTTGCTTATGAGAGTTCCAATGGGAATAAGTTGGCAACTTCTCCATTTACATTTATTTTTCAAAGAGATGATTTTACAAAAATTACAAATATTGATTATTCAAAACTAATTCCATCATATGAATTTGCAGCTCTTTATAATTCAGATATTTTTAATCGAGCAACAAATGATATGTTAATGGCATTACTTGCGTATGATGCACAGGTGCAGAAGAATTTCAAACTGCTGGAATCAATGGAAGAATTGTCTAATTGGATACTAAATAATGCATCAAATCACAAAATTAGCCATATTATTAACAAATTCCAAATTATAAAAAGAAAGCGAAACTTTACTACAGATGAGAAAGAAATGTTGATGGAAGTTTTAAACTTTCCAGAAATAAATTTTGATGAGCAAACTGCTATTCATTTGTTGTTGGATAATAAGACTATGGCTGAATGTTATTTTAAAAAGATGGAAACTGTCCAGCAAAACTTTTTTAAGTCTTTACCAATTTCATTTTTTATGAAATAAGGAAATAAAGACCGTGCCAAATATAAAATATATTTTTTGACACGGTCCCATTTTTTATCTTATAATCTTTTTGATTTCTTCAACTTCTTTTTTAAGTACGCTTGCTACACTATCCTTATATGCAGACAATTCTACCATCTCATGGTGTCGGCGAACAGAATCCTCATAAACTGCGACACGATTTCTCACAGCATCTATTACATTTTCATCTCGGTATACAGAGAAGTTCTTTTCTATGTAGCAAATATTTGGATCATCAGCAGGCAGAACCATCTTCAATGCCCTATATTTCAAGTCTGCCTCCTCCCAATCTTGATGCTCTCGCCATTGGGTGAGATTGCCCCAAATGGAGAGGACAAGAGACAGAGCCAAGCTACCAATGAAAAGAAGAACTTTCTTTGATGTAGGCTCAAAGCGATGGGTTACAACCTTCTT